GGAGCGAGTGCTTTTCTAAAATTGTTGAAACCGGTAATGATTCCACGCAATCCTTCAAAAATTCCTTTAATTTGATCACCAAAGTTTTTACTGCTGCCAGCAGTGTCATTGATTGTGTCGTTGAATCCGGCAATGGCGTGTTCAATCGTTCGCCAAATTTCAACCCCAAGAGGTTTCAAAATATTTTCAAACAAAGTATCCCAGCCGCTTGTCATGCGGCGAAGCCAATCTCCAAGATTTCCGAATACTGACCGGAACCCACCCCAGAAACTTTTGAACCCGCCCATAAACTCTTGAATTTTGGGAAGCGACTGATTGATTTTAAGACTTAAGTATTCAAAAAATTTGCCCACCGCCCCACCGGAACGGCCTTCTGTGTCTGGAAAAAGTTGTTCGAAGGCTTTACGCACTGCTGGCTGAATAGAAGTGATAAAGAATCGAAGTTCTTTTTCAAAACCAGCAAGCGGACCTTTTACTAGGTCTACTAGCGGTGCACCCAGAGTTGTAAGTTGTTCTTTGACAACGCGAAGCGAACCTTTAAATCGACCTATAAGCGTGTCGTTGACCCGATCAAGAGCGTCATTGAATGGAGCAAGTGAATCAATTTCGCCACGACGGAGAGCGCCAAAGAAATCTTCAAAACCCATGCCGCTTGCTTTGATTGCATCGGCAAGTTGGGGGGCATCTTCAGCGATGGTTTTGATCGTGTCGTCAGTGAACTTTCCCTCTTTCCTCGCACTCATGAATGCTTGAGTTAGTGAGGAGAGGGCTTTATCTGGATCGGAAGCGACAACAGCGAAATTGCCGAGGGTTCCCATCATGGATTTTAGTGTTGCGTCCGCCTGAAAACCGGCTTTATATGTTGCTCCGATGGACCCAGTTAGGGTTGCATCTTTAAAAATGCCAAGATTTCGGTCTCCCATAATGGCTGAAACGTTGCTTGCCATATTGCTTGAACCAGTTAGCGGCTCTTTTGCCATTCGTGCAAGCGGTACCATTTTGGCATTATTGAGTTCTCGGATTGCCGCTAATACGCCACCCAATGCGCCTACCGCTAAACCTGCAACAGCAGCAAGACCGGTTAGGGACGCGCTAAATGCTTTAGAGGTCAGTTCGCCAGCAACAAGAGCGAGTTTTAGGGTACCTAAAACTATGGCCATTACACCAAATTCAATACCCGCAAACATGGCAAATTTCGCTAAACGTCCAAAAACTGTTCCAAGGACTTTTGCGGAACTTCCGACAGTGCGAAGGCTCATTGCTGCTATTCGTGACTTTTTGTTATTGTCACCAAGTTTATTATTGGTTTCACCGAGAGTATCATTCAGTTTGTCGGCTGAATTTGTTACACCATCAATATCCCCACCAAGACCGTCAAAAGATTTTCCGGTTCGTCCACCGATTGCGTCAAGACGACGTAGACGCTGTTCTAGGGCAGTTAGGCGTGCGCGAGCATTGGCATCGTCTACATCTATGTTAATAACAACGTCAGCCATCGCTCACACTCCACACAGCAGATCAGCGGGGGCTAACGCCCCTGCTTCATCTGTTTTGCCTGCTCTTCACGATCACGCGATATGACTTTACCACAGGCCATACGAATGGCGAATGTGGCTTCATCACAGTCAAGCAGTTTTATGGGGTCTGTTCCGAACAGTTCACCGAGACGAGCAGCACTTTTGACTATCGGGTGCTGCGAAAATTCCTCTACGGTGTCTTCGTAGGGTCCACAGGCTCCAAATCGTCGTTGTATCCAGCAGCATCTAATACTGCAAGTGCTGCGGACTCAACGTGAGGATCAAGGCCATAAACGTTCCGCACACAGTCAAAGACTCGTGCAGCATCAACCATCTGCATAATCGACTCATGACTGAATGTAACGGTCTCGCCGTTCTCAGTAACCTCAGCACCGTTCAGGAAGAAGCCGGTGCAGGTGTTTGCCAGAACGTGGCAAGAGAACCGAACCGAATCAAGACCATCCTTACGGCCATCACCTGAAGCACGTCGCCAAGCCTTAATCTGATGCTGGGTGATGTTGGGGCTAAACCGAACAGTCATTCCCGGTCGTTCTGGGACATCAATCAGAACATCGTCGCGCTTTACGGACTTTGACAACGTTTCTCGCAACTGAGCAAGAATTGTTGGCTCATCCGATGTTGTCACAATGTCCTTAGCGGATTGTTCAGAAAGGCCTCCGACAACAATGTCTTCGGGTCCACCGTCATCCACACCAAACGTGAATTCGTTCATGTTTTTTTATACCTTCAGGTTGAAATTGAAATAGTAGCCAAACGGCAAAGGGCGCTCCCTGAGGAGCGCCCAAAGCATACAACATTTTTCTGATTGGTGTCAGGATGTGGCGGTTACGTCTTCACATGAGAATGTGAGAGAGAACGTTGCCGGACCACCGGAAGACGAGTCACCTTCAGGCTCAGTGATGTTCACAAGAATCGTGTTTGGATAAACACGAGTCCGTCCCTGAATGATCTGAAGATCAGCGTCAAGGGTGAATACCGCTACATCGTAGCGAGCCTTACCGACGAGCGGTCGTGCTCCATTGATGAGGGTGCCATCAATGGCCGGATCATAATGACGGGTTACCGTCAGATCGCCAACTTCGATTGGAGCAGGGAGAACGCTGGGGGTTGAAGAACCACCGTCGTAAACCTTTTCCACAGAAGCCTGAACTTCGCCACCAGAAACCTGAGCGAAGTATTGGCGGCCATTTGTTGTGAAATCAGGCGGCGTAGTGGTCGTGTTCGGCTGGTTGGCGCTAGGGCGCACCGCCGCCACGATTTGCCGCTGGGAAACTTTTGCCATCTTTGTTACCCCTTATCAGACGGTGGCGTTCAGTGCGGACTTGGTGATGGAGATGTTGATTTGATCAGCGACCGGGGAAACCCGAGCACCAATTTCAGCAGCCACAACACCATTTGCAAGTGAGGCTGTCGGATTGTTTACCGACGATGCGTCAACTGAGTAGCCGGGATCAACCTGCTGCCCGTTTACGTCATATCCCTCGTAGACACCGCCAGCAGCACGGATCGGGTCCATGATGCTTGTGAGGATTGCCTCAATTTGACCAAACAAGTTTCCGCGACCATCAATGGGTCGGAAAACCAGCGGTTCAAGGGCAATCTCACACTGACCGGTGATGTAGTTGAGGGTGTCACGGTAGGTGATGAAACGCCAGTTGGTTTCATCAGCCGATACCGACCGAGCGCCGTAGACCTGAACGGAACCGTTGATGACTCGGAGTGCATTGATCCGAGCGTCATCAAGCGAATCGCCAAGGGTCTTGTTCACCTGCTCGTAAATTCCAGTGACATAGCGGGCGGCGCTTACATTTCCAGCACCCGGTTGCCATGCACCCTCGGCGCGATGAGCACGGGAGCGAGCAGCAGCGACATAACCTTCAGGGGAGATGTCACGGGTGCCACCGTAACCGTCAGGAACCTTCACTGAAGGCCAGTAGAAGGCCATGTAGGAACCATCGGTCTTGGTTGCAATAGTGGTGCCGTAGTAATCATCGGCTGCGGCGATTGCTGTAGCCGATGAAGCGCCTACGGCGAAAGCGCAGAGGGCAATTCGACGGTTGTTCTTCGCATGGTCGCGAAGAGCGTTGTAAATCGTTGAGGTTGATGATCCGGGGATTGCAACAGCGCCGGGACCGAAGTCATAGTCAAACAAATCAAGAGCATCAACACGGTCAGCGTCAGCAGGACTTCCAGAAGCACCGGAAGTGAACAGCCAAGCGTCACCGCTTTGATCGTCTGGGAGTTCAACTGATGAACCAACAGTAGCACTAACAAATTCTGCGAGAGCAGCGTTTGCGTTGATTTCTTCAACAGCGAACTGCTTTGCATACTTGGTGCTTCCGCCAGCAAGAACCTCATCCTGATAAGGACCACCAGTGAAAATTGTTTCTTCTTGGTAGGTGATCTCAACACTGAAAGTCGATGCAGTCAGGGTGATAAAAGCCTCAAGGCCATGCTTTTCGGGAGAAACTGCCGAGTTGGCCCAAATGCCACCATTTGCAGCAGTGAGGGTCATTACCGTTCCCGGTGATGCCTCAGCGTCCTGAATGACAACCGAAGCCTTAACGGGAGCGCTACCGCTGTTGGCGGTGGTGGAAGCGACACGAGCAACGTAGCAACGAGTGCCACCTTCCTCAAAAAATGTCTTTACCTGATCGTGCAGTGAAAAACTGGACGAGTAGGTGCCATAAATGGCTTCGAATTGGTTTACTCCGAGCACCAAGCGTGCCTCGTCAAGCGGCCCACGTTCGGCGGTGCCGACAATAAACAGCGTTGACGCAGGTGCGACATTAGCCCCAGTGGGACCAACGCGTACTCCGGTCGAAACGTTAATACCGGGCATCAGGACTCCTTCACCTGTGTAGAGGTCTTCTTACGAGTTCGGGGGGTGGGCTTTGCTTCTTCTGGTGCTTCTTGTGGTGTTTCTTGTGGTGTTTCTTCTGGTGACTCTTCGCCTACCTCTGTCGCTTGTTCTTCAGCGACTTCTGGTTCTGGCTCGGAGACCTCTTCTTCCACCTGAATTGGCTCTACCTCTGGGGCTGCTTCTTCCACAACCCCATTAGATGAAAGTACCACAAGGTAACCCTTTTCAATGGCAAATGCCGCGATGGGGTCACCTGCATCGACTTCGGCTTCTTCCAAAGGTGCAAGTTCGTGACCGGATTCATCAAAAATGACGACTCGGTTGATCTGATTAAAAACTTTGATCTTTCCCATACCCTCTCAACTTTACGCTAAATCTTCCCAAGTCAGGGGAACTGCATTGATGTCGAATTCAGTAACGTCGCCGTTCTTGGTTCTGAGGATTTGTTCATTAAGTGAAAACTCGTATGCCAGATAGGCACCGGCTATCACTCGGTCGCCCTTCGCATACGAAAGGTCGCTGTATTCCTCCCTAAGTGTAGTCTCGTCAAGGAGTACGTCGGCATCAAGGCTAGGGAAATATCCACTTTCGCTTGCCTGCATCGCTGGATGATCAAGTAATGCGCTTCTGATTACTGTCGTCAAACGGTCTCTAGTCTCGGTGGTTTGTTCTGGACCTTCACCGCGAACCCAAATATAAGTTCTCATGTTGTAGGTTGCCCGATAGTTCGGGTCAGTTGAAAAGTTGACCATATCGGTTCTTGTAAAACCGCTGGTGTTCAACTGAACGGTAATAATTGTTGGCCATGAATCAAGACCTGCCGGTTCATAGGAAAGGTAATAAGCCGGATCAGGAAGGACTTCAGAGTCCATTTGCCAAGTATTACGAAAAGAAACTAGCCGACTCGGAACATCAGATGCAAGATATTCAGTCACGAACTTTTTGGCCTGCCATGGCCCTTCCATAGACATCGGTTTACCCCTAGTCCTAGATCACTTCATCAATATAACTGTCAACCCACCGAGCCATAGTTTTTGAAAACTCAAATGGTTCAAAAACAATTGTTCTAGCAGGCATATTGCGAGTTCCATACTGATGAAACTCTGCGTACTTAATATCAGTTCCAAACTTTGCGGACTTGCGACCCATGTCATTTGGAGCACCATTTAAGTTGACAAGAGAATCCATCAGGTTTCCCGTTTTGCCTACTAATTTCGCTGTTTGTCCGACTTCAGGAGTCCAATTTCCGTAAGCAGCCCATTTTTGCCCAGATCGGAGTCCCCGAGTGGCAAAGTTTTCAGCGTTTGCTTGTTCAAGATAATCTTTCGCAAGTTTAAAAACCGGGCGATAATCACCCATTCGCTTCGTGATTCGACGTAAGGCCGCTCTGGCATCAGAGGTATCAACGCTAATTTGAACCTTTACGCGACTCACTAAATTTGCCTCCGCCGCCAACGTTTAAGTACGGCTTTATCTGCTTCAGATAAACCAACTTCACGAGCAGCGACTTCCCGAGTGTCCATCTGTTTCAAACCAACAACATCATCAGTGAGGTTTTGCATTTCACGAGAAGCCACACGCAAAACGAGGAGTTTCAGGTACGGAATCTGCTCGCCATCTAAACCGGCAGTGTAGGTGACTTCAATGTCGTCATAAGAAACGACACTAAACATATCTATGCCCCATTTACTTGAAGAGAAGTGAGGGCCTTCTTCAAGGGTAGTGAAACTATTCTCACTTAACCCGCGACGACGGACCAGATCAACTGATACGACCGGCGAAAAGTTTAAATGGATCACATAAGGGGGTTGGACCACGCGCTCAAGGCTGTCTACCGTTGAGTCAAGCGTCCTGTCGTAGAAGTACGCAGTTGCGGCAACGTGAAGGTAGTCCTCAGGAATACGGTAGATTTCCGTATATTCCGTTGGTTCGATTGGTCGCCTAAGGAACGTTTCAATTTCCGA